GCCGCTTGAACCACCCGCCGTATCGCTTTCAGACAACCCTAAACATTGCATGTGATTAACGATGTACATTCCTCCATAAATGCATTCATCGATCAAATTGGGACTGCCGCCCGGGCTTGTTATTGACACTAGCTTTTCGCCCTCAACTAGTTTGTCCGAATCCCCCAGTTTGACGCTTGGCGTAGCGGTAACAGTTTCTAAAACAGCCAAATCCAAATCAGTATCAAAGGTTACCCGCCATGCGTCTTTTGCATAGGATTCATTGTCAACAAATATTTTATACCTGTTTCCTGCATCCGCAACGTGTTTCGCTGTAATGATATAACCTTTGTAAAAGAACCCGCTGCCACTTCCGATCATTGTCTCGCCATTGTAAACATGAATCACTACACAGGAATCCTTGCAGTCGGCTATTACTTTTCAAGATCAGTCTTGGGCGTTTCAAGGTACAATGAACTATATTTATATTCCACCGTGCCCCTCATGGCTTCTGCAATGACTTTAGCGGGCAAATATATGCTTCCATTGGCGTTTAATACCTGTGCGCTTATCTGTTTACCATCAACGTAAATAGGCGTATTCACGGCTTTTACAATAAGTGTACCGCCGTATGCTCCCATCGGAAGCATAACTGCCATACCAAGAACAAAAGCTATGATATTTGACTTAAATTTCATAAATACCACCTTCTGTACATATTTTACATCAGGTGACAAATTTATGCAACTATGCGGCTTCAAATATTATGCCATCTAAACTTAACCCAGCCGCAGAGCCAGAAATAATACATACTGCCCCGGTGTTATACACAACCACACTTCCCGTAACACTACTACTATAAACAGCAAAATAACGATGTTCTGACGGTCTATAACCCACCGGCAAAGTGAATAATACTGTATTTACCGTTACTGTGCCGTCTTTAATAGTTCCTTTTATGCGTACATAATTATGGGTATCTTTTCTGTATCCAACTGTTGCAAGTGGTGCTCCAAAATTAACCCAGCCGTTTTGTAAAGTTGGTTCAGTCCACTCGGTATCTGCTATATGCTCATTGTGAAAGCCAAGCATTTGATCCAGCATATCTTGAACTTGTTTTCTTGATGCCGCCCCGCTGCCGGGTTTACTTGGAAATGATGTTGTATTTTTGAGTCCATCAGAAGGAGTATAAGCTTTTGCCATTTATTTCACCTTCCCGTTCACTGTGTATTTTGTTATTAAAGACAAAATGCTGAGGTTTTCGTTTACTACGTTGTTTCTTAACTGAATCTGATTTTCGATTATTTTTTTAAGATTAGGCCGCAGTTTAACTGTTGAAGAATATTTTTGAGAATCCCACGTAAAATTGTCCCAATCCCAATTATCCCAATCAAATTCCGTTCCAGAAGTCGGCAATATTATCGTTTCGGACTGCTCACCGTCATTGTTGTAATAAGTTACTTCAAGCGTACAACCAGCAGCGCGTGACGATATCCATACTTCGCTTATTGTTTTGTAAAAATCCAATCCTACGTAGTTATTAATTTTGCTTTTCCATGGTGCATCTATCGCGTTTTCAAAGTCATTATACGCATCCTGGAATGTTACAAGCTGGCCTATGGTTCTATCGCCGTAGTAAAGATTTCTACCAAAGTACGCCCAGTTATTAGCGTTTATATTGTCGTAGAAATACCATATCAAAGCGTTTTGATTTCCTGTATACGGACTTCTTTCATAGTCCCAAACCCATACTTTTGAACCAACGCACAAATAATATTTTGAACCGTCATTTACGCTTGAACATAACTTTAAGTTTGCTACGGTTTCATTCAATATTCCGGGGCGATCAAGTGAACCACCATTCACTAACACGCTCAATTGCTCCACGTTTTTTTCATTTTCAATTAACGTAGAAACAATAACATGCAAACCAGATTCACTATTGCAAAACACAGGATAGCTTTTTACCACTCCTACAGAACCCGGCATATCACAACCAATCTGTGAATTCAAAATCGATACCGGGAATGATACAGTCGTATCGGTTTTAGAGTAGGTGATTGAGAATATTCCGTCTTCTTTACAAGGAATCAGCCGGCCGTACATCTTTGACCAACCGCTTATTGACTTTGCATCCGATCCTATTCTGTTCCATGCATTTACAGGAAAATACGTTGCGTCATACGCCGTATTACCCGTCAACCCGGAATAGAAATACACATTCTTGTACGTAGAACTTCCAGCCATAAAAATACGCGAATCATTTGTGCCACCGCCAAACAAATCAACATATAAGCACTCGTCTATTCCAGCCCCGCCATCAAATCCGGTAAATGTTTTATATGCTGTAATTTCTACGTTATTTGTTACACCTTCAATTGCTCCGGGCGCTGTGTTGAAAGTGACTATTCCTGTAGTTCTATCTACTGAAAAATCAGTGCCTTCAACTAAATTAGTCCAAGATGTGCCAACAATTTTTCTAGCGGTTACTGCTGTTGCATCAAGTCCTGTATATGGCAAGGAATACGCTGTTGCGCCAGCGGTCCCGGTATACAAAATCTTAAATCCAGGTGATTTGAAATTTCTTTGTTCATATGCCGTGCCGCCGCCCGTTGGTGCAGTATTGACTAAAAGCGTTGGTATGTATCCGACTAAAGCAGCCGCCGAAAAGTTGGACTGTATCGCAATAAAGTTTACGCCGTTTTTATAGTACAGCACGTCATTGAACACATAAAAATAGCCTTTCTTATTTGAAAGGCCGCTTATTAGCTGAACAGGTTGTGCCGCATCTACTTGTGAATAAATCGACGTTCCCCAAGCAAATACTTTTCTCCCGTTAAACAGTTCTTTATATAGTCCGTTGATTGCCCCTGTTCCAAGTGAATCGGAATAGACATAAGCCTGTCCTTTACGCTTTCCTGGTTTTCCGCCATCATCAAGATTAACATTTTTTGAGCCATAAGCCATTTGGCCTTCGCCTATATCCATGTCGCGGAGGTTTAACCCGCCAAACGGTACAGAATCGCCAAGACGATGTTCTTTATATTCAATTGGCAGTGGTACTTCCAACTCAATAGGTTTTCTTTTCACATCATCACCACCCGAAGGTAATTTCCATAGATTCGTCTGTAACAGGCTCGTCCTGAGTCAGCTCGGCTTCCATCGCATAATACTGATTTAACAGCTGAGTTCCAATTGTTGCATTATCCGGCATCATTGCCTGACCGCCCATGAAAAACGGAATAATAGCTTGACATTCAAGTGATACTTCAAAATCGTAGGAATCAGCAGTATCTTTTGTTATTTCAGTTGGGTACTTCCAGTAATGCACCGTGAATTCACCTGTAAGATACCAGTTTAAGTAAAGCTTTTTATCAGAAGTCAAGATGTAATCTTTGTTTTCCGCAAACTGTCTTTCGTCATATGTCCGCATTATTTTATTGAACTTCCAGTAATTTGCAGGAAGGTCATAAGCAACATACGCTCTAAACCACGGTACTTTATCCGCTGCCGCAAAAGTATACCCGAATAAAGCTCTGTATCGTGATTTTATAGGGTATAAAGCGGTTATTGTTAGCCTCACAGGATTAGAAGCACTTGCAATAGACAACAGTCCGCGGTAATTTGTAAACTTTGTAGGTGCTACTGATATTGACCCGTTTAATGCAGAGTTTGACACTACGCCATCAACTGCATATGTCCCGGTTAACGGTGTCCATGTTCCTGCAACATACTCGTCAAAAGATATTGTACAGGCTCCATCTACTTCTATTGAAAACGACTTCGCGCCTGTTCCTGTAAATGTCAAGTTTGTTTCTGGAAAATGCTGAACTTCCTTAAAGCTATCATTGCCCAATAGATTATCAATCGGGTTTTGGCTTATCGAATATTCTTCCGGTATCTTGACAATCTGCGCTAATCTCATTTGCGCAGCGTTTGCCGGGCCGTTCATTCTAGCTTCGATGTCCATGTAGTTTCCGTTTGTTACAGGTATAGGCGTCCCGTTTATGGTTCTTTCGTTGATAGCCCTAAATGCAAATTCTTTAGCATTCCCTAAATTCATCAAATCACCCTCTTTCGGGTATAATAAAAGGAGCCTCAAAAGAAGCTCCTTGCGTGATATGTTCCAAGGTCGAAGTAAGAGGGGTTTTGATTACCCCTCCTCCGGTATCTGTGGAGTAGCGAGAATCATATCGCATTCGTTTTGCGTGAGGTACTTTGGTACCTTCGCCTGAAGCTGTTCCTCTGTGATTCTCCGCATAATCCACATATTAAGGTAAAAGTTATAGAATACCACAGACATAGGCTGCATCGGCATTTCTATCCCTCCTTTCTTACATTGCCATCATTTCAAGCACTTCCATAATTACTCCCTCGGCAGCAGTCAGACGATCTTCGATTGATGGCACCTGCGGTACATTTTTAATTTCGTCAATCTGATCCTGTGTAAGTCCTTCAATCCATTTTTCGCCGTCCCATTTTGGACGGTAAAAGCCCGGCGGGCACAACGTTTCTATTGTTAAAGGTGTCAATTCTTCAACAAAGGCATCTTCCACAAACAATCCGTTTTCATCAATAAGCCTTACATACCTATTCATGGTCTACCTCCTAAGCGCCCGCATAAAATTCTACGCCATCAAGTGATACCCATGTGATTGTACTTGCGCTTATTTTTACTTCCCCGTTGCTCCCGATCGGCACACTCGCTAAGACGCCGGATGCATTCGCTTTACTATAAGTCGATAATGCGGGACGATATCCAACAGGTAACACAAAGCATACAGTATTGTTTGTTGCTGCGCTCCCGTCAAGCATCCCCCTGAAATGTACGAACCCCCACATATCTTTTGCGAATGCGGGCGCGGCAAAACCAGCCTTTGCAGACCAGCCATTAACAAACGTTGGAGTTACCCAGGTTAACTTCGACATCTCAGCCAATTGTTCAAGAGCTGCGCGTCCGTAATTATCACTCATATTACGTCACCGCCCTTCCCTTGACAGTAACGCTACCACCCGTTATTGCAGTCAAATCCATTACAACGGAATTAACACCTGTTATATCAAACTGCCATATTTCGCCCGTTCCCGTAGTGCTTGTGTCACTTGTCCAATCAGATACTTTTAAACCTTTCAACGCTCTTAAAGTACCGCTAGGGCCTTTGCAGTAAAACGTTACTGTTCTGGCAGTATTGTCTTCGGATCCATATATTTCTACCGTTAAATCTTTAAAGTCATATACGTAAAACTCTTTGCCGTTTGCGGCTTGTGTTGCCGCGGTATGAAATGTAAAATCAAAATACTTATTGTTCATAAAATCACTCCTTCTTTTTTCTTGCACATGCCATTAACTGGCCTTTGTTTTCATGTGTACCGCCGCAAAATTTACACGGTATGCTTTTTGATACTAACTCAACTTTTTCTTCACGGTTGAAGCCGTTGAGAAGTTTTGTCAGCAGTTCATTTGACCTCCGCATTTCCTCGCGAATATCATACATAAGCTGTCTGTCAACTGTGTTTATGTTGCCCTTTAGTTGTTCTTCATTTAGAAACATAATTTCACCCCATAAGGTTTAAGGGGCATTGGTATTACCGCCGCCCCCACGTTGTTTAGATCAAGAAATATTCGATGTAGGCATATCCAGCTAACCCAGCAGCTGCACCGGATGCCATTGAACCAGTGACCCATTTGCCAGATGCAAGCTTCTGCCTTGATTTGCCGTTTGTTCCCTTGTCGGTTATGTTGTCAAAGGTTCCGGCAGCCGTTCCGACGTCAACACCATCAAGCAACGTATCACTTGATGTAGTCGCGTTTGTTTCCGTAGTTCCGAAGTCAACAGTACATGCGGCAGTGGATTTTGTAGTGACATCAACTACAAGGCGTGTTATGACTATTGACGATGATTCGGGATTCTGCCATGCCAGCACTCCGCCGCCAGTATCAGCCGCCGCAAGTGCTACTTTTGCAATTTTATTTACTTTGTTTGTCGGCGCAATTTTAGTTCCACCAAGCGTTACGGAACGGTCGTTTCCGATTACCTCAATTTCAGAACCATAATCGCCAACAGCAAAACCGCTTTCAGTTGCCGCAAATCCTTTGTTATGCGTGTAACCCATATATAACAACTCCTTTCAAGAGTAGGGGCGGTTTCCCGCCCCAGTTATTAAGCTATTGAACTTCCAAGACCCGGTGCACATGCGCAGATTGCTCTCCAATTTACAGGAGCTGCACTGTATCTTCCACGTCCTGCCCAAATATTAACGTCTGTATACTCGTCAACGAAAGATTTTACTGTCAACGGCTTTCTGTCGCAGAACATCAGTCCATCGATAGCGTTACGCCTGGAATCCATTAGGAACCAGCAATCAGTTCCGGCAGTAATGCCAGAGAAATTGCTAAGATAGTTCCATGTGATAACGTTCCAGCGTCCGGCCTGATAGGAATAACCGTGATCTGCTGTGTTGGGATGTTCGTCGCCTTTTGTCCATACCGCGTCAGATACAAGTCTTTTGATTCTTGCGTTGTTGGGTATAAGAATTGTGTCAGGCTGAATGCCCATGTACTCGCCGTCATCATCCTTAAACTTCTGCATCAATTCTTCAACACGGCAAAGGTTGTCGTATGAAAAAGTAGCATCAAAGTAATTGGACTGAGTAGCCGTGCCTCTGGAACCTGCTACATTGGTGTGCGCTGCGGCAAATAGTGCTAATCCATCAGCGCCAGTTACGTCAAACGGTTTCAGCTTTTTTCCGAATGCCATAGTAGTTGCATTTCCAGCGTTGATAATGCCAGCCGCAAATTTTTCCCTTGATCTATACCATGCAGGAGCAAAATCGGAAAATACCTGCTTAATCTGAAACATAGTCGCATCGTCTATCATTTCCTCGGTGACTTTCCTCATGGACTTCCATGTGTCGGGTTCAATAGTCTTAGAATATCCTTCTACTCTGGTAGATTCCGGGTACTCTCCACCTTCACCTACTGCCTCAAAATCGTCATCGCCGGTCATTGATCCAAACTTTGCAGCATACGTATCAATCGGAAGCACGTTAAATACTTCCTCTAGTACGCTTTCTTTTTTGGCAACGTTTTCAGTTTCAATTATGAACTTTTTGATAGGATCCTGGCTTTTTCCAAATACGGAATCAGCAAGTCCTGCGCCTTTTGTAAATATAGCCATTCTATTTCACTCTCCTTATCTTTTTATGAGAATCTGCCGCGAACAATAGAAGTAGTTGCGCCGTCAGTCCAAGTAGGTTCAAATACGCCACTTGAAGTAGTGGTAGTTACCTGTAAACCATCTGTATGAATGGTTACTTTGTTGCCGAGAGCTGTAGCTGCAATCTGTCCAGTGCAAGCAACTTCATATGTGTACTCCGAGCGCACCCTCTGTACAGGAACATATGTTACAGAACTTGCCGCAGCCGCAACAGTTTTTAATGCGATATACTCCGGCGCAGCCGTAGCCGCTACTTTTGTCAGCCTTCCGTTAGTAAGCGCAAGACCTTCGCCTATGGTTGATCCTTCATTATCAGCCATCAGAAAATACTCTATCGGTACGGATTCGCCACCGCACTTTTTAAGTACAAATGCCATAATATTTCACTCCCTTTTTATTTTTGTGATTTTTTCCAAGCCCTGTAACTTTCCAAAGTTTCCTTTGGATTCAGGGCTTTTGCTACTTTGAATTCTTCCGGGTCAATGTCGGTAAAGTCATTGTCTGCTCCACCGCCATCAGGCCGGATATGTGATTTGCCGTTAATGTTATTAAGCTGTCTTTGCTTTGCTGCCGCGATTTCCTTTGTAAACAGTTCGTCCATTTTCTGACCTTTGATGTAATTGAACACGTCTCGAACGCTCAAAGAAGGATTCACACGCAAGGTAGCATCTATTTCAGGTTCAAGGTCTTTGAAAAACCTCTGGCTCTGCAATGACGCTTTCTCCTGCTGAATTCTGGTCTGATGTCCTTGCATGGCAAGCATGTTTTCAAGCCTGTCCTGCTTAATTTTCATTTCAGCGATGGCGGGATCAACATTGTTCTGCTGTGCATATTGCTGAACCTGGTTTGCGTATTCCATTTCCTCAAAGGTGTTATATCCGAACTGCTTTGCAAAATTGTCCTGACGCTCTTTTAACTGTTTTTCTCTGGCCTCTGCATCACGTCTGGCTGCGGCATATTTTGCGTTCTCATCTGCCGACTGCTGATGGGCGGCGGCTCCATCACTGCCGTTATTAGCATCACTTGCGCCTGTGTCAGTATCTGTTTGCACATCGGCGGGCTGTGCATCTGTCACGCCTTCTGACCCTCCCGGATTCGTGCCATCGTCGTTTTCAAGGTAGGGCTGCATATATTTGTTAAACATTAATTATCTCTCCTTTGGATTTTTACGCTGTTCCTAGCGAATTTGGGGCATTAAAAAACCGCCCTTTCGGCGGCATGCCCGTTATTTTGTTCTCAGGTCCTTACCCTCTTTCATTTTAGGGTTGGGATTATCCCTCTTGATTGAATCAGCTTCAACCTTCTGTGTAGCTCTTTTTCCGAATCCTCTCATGGTATCGCCTCCTTTCGGTAAATTTTAGTTAACACGGCCTTTTACCGCCGCGCTTCTTTGTCATTGCTTTATTCCCATTCTTACGGGGCATTTGTTTCACCTCCCGGCTGTGGGATTAATGCGCTGGTTGTCAATGCTCTTTGCATCATCTGCATTTCCTGATTACGCTGTTCTATCTGGCGCTTAATTTCCTTCGCCATCGGAAAACCTACGGATTCAAGAATGGTAAACAACTGCATGTTGTCTATGGCTTTTTCAGCAAACAAACTTCTTGCCTGATCGAGCAACCACATTTTGTCATTCATCATTGCGCCGTTTTCATCAGCGTCAAACAAAAAGTCGGTGTTATAAAACCATTCCCCGGCATCATCCTGTTGCAAGAAGTCGTATTTATTAAACTCACCGTATACGTCTTTTCCGTACTCGTCTTTTGCGAGATACGGCCTGACCTCATCGTAAAAAGCAAGTTTAAATTCGAACATGATTTCAAACAGCTCTTTGTAGGTAACACGCTTGTTGAATTTCTTAGACTGTATTCGGCCTCCTGCCTGTGTTATTTGTAGCTGTTTAGCAATTCCAGACTTAGCAGTCGGGTCGGGTTTGCCTTGGTACGAATCATTTATGCCAAGTGTGTACTGAGCCGCTTTGTACTGCTCCTGCATAAATGTTATGTCCGGTCCTATTTCAGCTTGAATGTTTTCAACACCTATCTGCGCCAGCTCAGACGCTTCACCACGGACTACTTTGTAAATTTCGTCAGTAATTTTGATATTCTGGTTATTAGGCAGTTTTACAATAGCGCCGCCTTCAACAATCTTGCGCTCAATTTTGCTGACTACTTTCTTTATTGCATCCGCCTGATCGCGGATAATATCAACGTCGCTTTGCCCGGGAAAGCTAAACGGTGAAGGAACATTTTTACGAATGATAACCGGGTACCGCGTGGGACTGAAATATTTTATTTTAGTCGGTTCCATGCGCGGTTGCATCATTGGCTGGCCAAATTCATCAAACATAGGCATGCCGTAATCGTCAAGCACGGGATCCATTGCGGGTGCGCCAGTTTCATCAAACACTGGTGACATTGCGGGAATTATTGTACCGTCTGACCGGACAATATCCTGCTCCAATGTTTCATATTCTTCGATTGATTCCTTTATCTTTTTACTTCCGCATTCGCAAACATCACCGTTTACGATTTGACCGCAAGTCTGACACCTTTTGAGCCTTCTGGCGTAGAAATTCGGCAAATCTTCAAGTTCTTTTTCACCACACCACGTATACTTACCAATATTGCCCTCGCTATCGCGGTACCACTTGGTTATAACAGTGACTTTGTCTGTCGGACTGCCGCTGCCTTCACTTGTTGCAGTTTTAGAATTAAGCTGTGCGCTCATTCCTTCTGACTTACCGTCTGCATTTAGTGAATTGATTTCGGGATATTCTTCTGTTTGGTCGGATACGTCCACGCCGTAACGTTTTTTGACGTATTCCTTAGTCTCGGAAGACATTAACCAAAACCTGTCCATTTTCTGAAGGTTATACACTCCCGGTTGAGGAATCAAACATTTTGGATGCCTGTTATCAAGCTCTATTTCGCCTCTGTATAAATGATGTTTGAAGTCTGGATTCCAGTTTACCGTTATGATTGACATGCCCTGTATAGGCGTTGTGCGCTCGTTCTCGTCGTTTATTCGGTGTATGTCTGATTCCAAAAGGTCACTTTTGAGTGAGTTTTCAATAACCTGTGCCTGGTTTTCAAAGCCAGCTCTCTTTGACCTTACGGAAGGCATCGGAATAGTGGTGTCAACCTGTGATTCAACCAACTCGTATATAATATTGACAACGTTATTAGCCTTTTTTGTGGGTAGTTTCTGACTGTTTACTTCCTTGTCTACCTCGCGGTTTCCAAGATAAAGCCAGTTACGTTCATCCATGATGTTAGTATCATATTTTGATTTGGCATCTACAAATTCGCTTTGAGCTTTTAGAACTCTCTGCAATTCTTTCTTGTCGTCCGTCGTTTTTTGCGCTGATTCCTTGACTTTTTCCACTATCTCACCTACTTTCCGTTTCAATCTATCAAACATATGTCACCTTCTTTCAAGGCAATAAAAAAGAGCCTATTTGCTCTTGTGATTAACTTTATGTGTTTTGCCTTTTATTTTAATCGGTGTATTGCCTGGTGCCTTGTCAAGATCATTAGCCTTTACGTATCCAAGCCATTTTCCGTATGCTTCTTTGCTTTTAAAGTCCATTACTTTCTTTGGCATATGATCACCTCAGTTGTCTATCATTTTTATAGTTTCAACGATTACTTTAGGATTTGCCGTGTCGCCGCCGTGATAGTTTACGCAAGGCGGGTGAAGTGGCTGTTCCCCATCTTTGTTTGTAAAGGTATCTTCATTTCCCTTATTCGGGCACAGTCGAGGGCGATCATAGTACACTTGGACATACGCCCTTTTTTCGCCGTTTACATCTTCCCATACCGGTTCATCGGTAATATACTGTCTGCTGTCTTTGCCGTTTATAAGCGGTGTTTGGCACATTGGACATTTATCAAGCATCAGATTCACCTTCTTCTTCATCAGATTCTGTCAAGCTTTCAAGAGGATAGACTGAAACAAATATGCGTGCCAATCGGTTTATGTTTCGTTCCATTTCCACCTTATAATTGTCTTTCAGTTTTTCATCCGTCAGGTGTTCCTCGCACCAATCATCCAAGTCGTCATGTACAAGATGATACAACTCATGAATGAGTGTGAAATACCATCCATCGGAGCCATCATCTTTGCACCTGTCAGCATTTATATATATGCGTGCAGCTTTAACTGAACGATTTACTGCATTACATCCAAAGCATTCTTCACCAAACACACCTTTTGCCTCGTTGTCGTTGGCACGAAAAATCTCTATATCCCAATCCTGTATTCGCATAATGCACTGTAAAATTTCAAGGTACTTTTTAAGCGTCTCTATATCAGGCATATTACTTACCCTCCGTATATTCTATTAACGCACAACGAGCCATTGCATGCGCTATGTGATCCTCTGATGTATCTCCCTCATATTCACCCGATAAATGCAACATAGCGTGTTCCAATTGTTCCTTTTTGCTCAGTTTGAATCCGCATTCGTCAGAGTGTGTTTTAGCACCTTCGACAAGCGTTTTTAGTACCATATCATACGCCACTTTTGCAACGTCTCTATATTCCGGCTTTATGCCGTATAAGGAATCCATAAACTCTAGCATATACTTACCTCACTATTTCAACTCCACTCATTTCAACGGCTTTTATAGTTCCATTATCAAGTTTTACATGAAGTACGTTGCTGTCTACTTCCTTTACTTCACCTTCAAATTTTTCGCCCTTTAAATTTTCCCATTTAACTCTCATATACATCCTCCCATTGGCGAGCGTGCAGGGATTGCCTGTTATACTGCCTTACTCAGCACATGCGCCCCAAATTAAATAAGCAGTTCAACCTCACACGATCCGTAGCGGGGTAACTGCTATGTTGCATCTATGGGTAAGGATTTGCACCTTACATAGGGGATGAGTTTAGTTTCACTGTAGCCCTTGCACTTTCATCGGCACATCTCATCACTATAGCCTTTTACTTTTGCTAGCGTCTACCTATTCCGCCACCATAGAAATTTATATCACTGTGTTTACTTCTTTACGTCTGCCGTTTAGTGTTATCACAGATGCGCCTTTATGACCGGGCAATAACATATATCTGGCAGCATACCCGCCAAAATCAGCCCACGCACAGCATATGACGTTCAGTATTTCTCTCTGAATTACAACATTGTTTCGCGGGTCAATCTGCCGGACGTCAAATTTATGCCCTACTTTGCCTTTATGAACGTGACCTGATGCGGCAAAGTCTAGTCCTTCTATCGGCCATTGTACGAAGCTGCATTTTGTTTACCGTGGAGCCGACATACATTCCGCCACCAGTACCGTGATGAATCCAGCCGGTATATGTTACAGGGTCTTCATCTTTGCCGTTTCTGCAAGGACTGTATTTGCCCAACGAAATCTTAATAAACGCCTCATTTTCCCTGTACAATTCAAAAGCTTTATCATCACCTACAAGTCTACAGGCTATATCCCATACAAGCTGGCAATCATCGTCTTTTGCGCTCCGAGCTTCGTGATTACCTGGAATGAAGCACAAACACCTATCAGCTATAGGCCGCATTATCTCGATGAAATGTTCCTTCTGCTGCGACGGCGGGCGCTTCTCGTTGTACACATTAGATACACTTGATTTTATGGCATTATTCAGGTTATCCCCTGCATACAGCCAGTATCTGTGCTTGTCAGCCTTGATGAATTTAACAAAGTTAATAAACATTTCTTCGTCTGTCTTGGGATCGCCGTCGTGAAAATCACATATGGGATATATGTCAACGCTGTCAAAGTCAGGTAGCTTATGTACAATTAACTTCTCTGGCAATGTATCACTTCCTCACAAACTCTTTTGTTTATTTTTTGTTTATCTGTTCTACGGTGTCCTTGATCAGCCCATGGACAATACGTTTGTTCTCTACTGCCAGTGTGTCAAGGTCTATTTCGGCGCTGTCGAATTCAACCTCTTTGCTGTATTTCTTTTTCTTATACTCGTATTCTGCGGTTACTGTTATCTTCATATATCCTCCTTATATGTACACTCGCTTACCGTTTACTTTGGCTATTATGACCTCACCATGTTTGCCAACTACTTCTTTATCTTTGCCCCACTGTTTAAGCAGATGTTTCTTTCCTTCTGCACTTGCTCGGTTGAAATCTTCCAATGCATCCTCCGGCAGTCCAGATAAATCTACTTCTGAATAAAACTGTATTTCCCTTGTCTGCTGATGCGCTATATAACAATTAATAGCTCTCGCCATTACGCAGTCGTCATGTGAACCCTTTGCGGCTTCTGGTCTGCCTTGTTCGTTCTTTACAAAGGTAGTCATTTCAAGCAGAGTATCCATGTCTTTGATGCGCTCCGGACTTTCACGGACTACAGTACGCAACATACCTAATGCTGTTGGCCTAGTTGCTTTATTAGTCTGGAACCCATATACCGGCCGTAACTTTCCTGTGAATGAGTCTGGACTTTCCTCTCTGACATATTGATGTGAATAGCCTAGTCTCTCCAGTTCCTTGACCGGATGTGTGCTAAAGTTGGTTTCTATGCCAAGCAAGGCATTGTTGTAATACTTTCCTAAACAATACATTTGTCTGGCGTACAGGTCTTCATCGTATTGGTATCGCAGTACCGCTACGTCTTCCCCTGTGACATTATTTGTAAATGCTCCTATATTCCAATCCGAACCCTCGCCTGATGTATCACCGCCGCCTACGTAGGGATAACCCTTTTGCGGTAGTTCGTACAGTTTGATAAATCCTGTTTTATCATCCACCCAAGTTATTGTGTCGTCCTTGATTTTCTCATTCTCATATATGTAATCGAAGTATCCTACCTTCAACGGTAATGGTGCTGCGGCTATTCTTTTGTTGATGTTTCCCTTGTCGAAGAAAGTTCCTCCCGATATACCCCATTGTCCAAGCCCATAGATGTTATACTCGTCAGGGTTACTTTCTTTCATTTCCTGCATAACCTTGTAATACTGTGCATCTATAAACCTGTTGTCGAGGTATGTAGAATGAATTATCAGGGTATTGTAAAGGTATTCCTCGGCGAAGTCCTGCTTCTCATCCGACCACACCATTATCTTTTCTTGCAATTCTTGCTTGGTTAGGTGCAAGTCTTTGTAATAAGTGAAGTCCTCAAACGCTCTTTCGCCTCGTATTGTTATGGTCCTGTTAAATCGCTTGATGACTTTCTGACCGTTTTCTAATATGGTATAGTCTTTTACTCTACCATCAAAGAAACGCCGCTTAATCCAGCTTAAAACGCTTACAGGGTTGAATGACATGTATATCTGCATCAATCCCGTATAGCCTCTTAATCTTCGGTCAAGCTCATTTAGATCGTCCTCGGTAGTTTGGTCAGCTTCTTCTACCCATACCGATGTAATATCAAATATGGATTTGAGCTTTTCAACATCATCAAGGCCAGAAAAGATTGTCTGTGATCCATTGGTATTAAAGACTTCTTCATTACCTTTGGATTCTTTTTTATCAAATCCCTTGCGGCCTTCTTGCTTAGAGCGGCTTTTTAATAGCGGGAACTGCGATTCTGATACTTGGTTGCGCTGTGCTCTTACTCCAAGTATACGGCTCTTTGGTTCTTCCTCCATGCGGTCAATAATACGATCTGCTATTTCATATGATTTGCCTGAACCCGAACCACCTATAAGTACAATGTATCTTCCGGGAAAATCCTCGATTATGGAATAGATTTCATTTCGGGTTTGCTTCTTGCGAAGTTTTTTCTGCATCAACTCATATAGAATTTCAATCTTATCAGCCGGAATATCGTCTATGGAAAATTGCTTTTCAGACATAATCACCACCACTATATCTAGTGTTTGGAACACCACATTTTTCTAATTTTAAGCGTTTTGCAAGTGTAAAATGCAAAAACCGTCAAATACTTTAACTAACTAAAGTAAAGACGGTATATAAAAATGACTTTCTGCAAGTTTTACTTTTCAATCCTGCAAATTAGAGTAAACGAAAATTTAATTTCGCGTAATCCAGGATTATTTTTCAGATAAAATCTCTTTCAAGAGATCCTTGTTGTCCTCGATGAATTTCTTTTTGTCGGCAGCACTCAAAGGCTCTGTCTTATTAGTTGTTTCAACTTTATCAATGAATATTCCAAGCGTTTTACCCATAAGTTCCAAGGCCTTTACTTTATCGTGCAATTTTATTTCAATGCCACTCTGACCCTGTTTAATACTTGCCAAAGCCTTTATTTTGCCTTTATCTACATTGGCTGTCTCAGCTATATTAAGCCCTTTGTAGTGCTTTATGATTGGCCTGGTCTTATCTTCTTCACCGTTTGCATTCTTTTCATAGCCTTCAACAAATTCTTTTTCTTCAACCGTCACAAAATCAGTGGCATTAGCAAATCCTATTGATGCCAGTTCAGACAATACCTTCTCAACAGTAACCATATTTCTGTATTTAAGTTCCTCGGTTAATTCATCTATTCTTGCGGTTATCTTGTAGTCGTTGGCTAATCTACAGGCTTCTTCATCAATGGTTTTATCTGCCATGTTTTGAGTATTATATGCGTTAATGTATGCTTCTCTCTGACTCATTCCTTTAAATAGATTCTGAGCAAATTTTTCTTGCTTTATAGTTAATTTATCAGAAGCCATATAATCACCTTCAATCTATTTTATATTTATTGGTTTTATTATCCCATGTAAGTCTTTCGGATATAATGTCAAGTGTTTCAGAATCGTATAATGCCGGACAGCATCCACAGCCGTGTATTTCTATGTGGTATTTGTCTCTTAGTGCTTTTAGCTCTCCAAGAAACATTTCTATGTCTGCTGGCATATATATCAACTCCCTTTACTTGCATGTTATTTCCCATGGATTTGGTACAATATCACCGATGTATGGTTTTGTTCCGTCTTTCCATGGTGTAATAGGATTCAATATGGTTTTCTGCTGTTCGAGATAAGTTCTATACTGCTCCAATTGCTCTTTGTAATGTTTGCATTTAAGCTCTATTTCAAACTCTCCTGCATCTACGTTTATCTTATCAAATGTCGCTTTGTAAGCTTCTTTCTTTCCACATACTTCTTTGTGTTCGCATGTATCACATTTCATTGCTTATCAACTCCCTTTAACTTGTAAAATATCCTGTATTGCTATTCCTGTGTTGGGTATTACTTGTACACAACGGTCATCCCATAACTCAATCATGCCGTAGTCTTTTTGACAGGTAATAGGTAATTTCTGTCCTATATGCTTAATGCACCATTCCTCTATGATCTTGCGGCATTCCTTTTTACTTATTGGTTCAGGAGCCATACCGCTACAGTCCATTGGTTCATATACTCTTGCAGTAAAAACCCTTACTTCTTTGCCTTCTGCCAACCATTGCTTTATTCTCTCAACCATAATTGGTATTGGCTTGCCTATATGTGTTTCACCACGCCATACATCATATTCAGCAAGAGTTCCGTCAAGATCAACACCTATCCATCAACACCTATCCATCCACCCATACTTAATCACCATCCATACTCTTTCCTCCACATAAAAAAAGAAGCCCTTTTGTTTTAGGCTCCTTTAAATCTTTTAAACTATTTCAAAATGTATTCCCTCTGTTATCAAGGCTGTTCCTCCGCCTGGTTGCAAGCATCCTTCAAATACCATCTTCTTGCCTTCACTATTGACCGTTTTGTAATCGTCGGGTATTTTTGCCCATTCCTTTTTACTTATCCTTATCATACTCTTTAGCCCCTGTATAAGAGGGGCTTTACCTCCCCTCTAAGCTTTTATTTCATCAAGTAAATGTATGTCCAGTGAACCGCCTGTCAGCAAATGTTTTAAGTCTTTTCTATAGTTTCCGGTGTGATCATATATAACAGCCGATATTTTCTTGTGCAATTCCCATGATTTATTCCACAGTCTTTCTCTTTCCTCACCATTCGGCATCATGGAATACTTTGCGTCGTTTTCTCTTTTAGTTTTTTCCCATTTCAATACTTGAATATCTTCTTTGCTCAGTGTCATAATCGCAACCCCTTTCAATCATTTCTTGATGCCATTGTATCACTAACTGTTTCTAACTGTCAAGTACTTTCGCAAAATTATTTTTAGCGGCTTGCATTTTGTTAGAAACTGCTATAGAATATCAATCGAAAGGAGTTGATTTTATGCCTATTAATTCAGATATCCAGGTGTCCGCCTCAGTCGTACTTGATAAACCAGTGTACGAACAAATAAAAGCCTTGGCAAAACAAAATAAACGTTCTGCATCGGCTCAAATGGCATATATGTTAGAACAGCAACTTAAAGAGGACTCTAAATAGGGTCCTTTCTTTTTGCAAAATAAAAGGCCGATCAATTTGACCGGCTTACATAACTTTCGTGAACTTCCCACAATACAATTATATCACATTTTTACGGGCATTTGCGGGCATGTTCAAGAATTTGTTAATTTTTATAATTGCATGTTCGTTAATCTTCCGGGCATGCCGTTCATTGTAGTGCGCTGCGTCCGCGACTTGATCCCAATTGTATTGCGGGTGCGGCATTGCCATATATCTCAACCGTATTATTGTCTGTTCCTCCGGGTCCAACATAAAATAAGCGGCATCAATTTGGCTTTTTATGTTTATCAATTCCATCATCTGAGACTTTACCTGCCATGCATAATTAGCCAATTCGACGCCGATTTGCTCCAGGTGTTCAAACAAATCTTCTGTGTGTTGATATGTAGGATTGCCAACGTCAGTACCATGTGGCGTATCTGTTATGATACTTGCTTTTATACAGCCGTCGTTGTTTGTTGCGGCCTCAATTGCTGTACGCAGATCCTGACTTAGCCTTATCATGTTGGCATTTATCTCATGATATCGTGTTAACCAATCTACAGCCTTATTCATTAGCATTCTCCCCCTTTTGCATCTAAACCCTTTTATTCCATGCTTCTATGGCTTGAGCGCGTGTTAATGTCGTTTTATTTATCAGTACGCTGCATTCTTCATTACCGCATTGACAAGTCCACCTAGAAATTCCACTTCCGTAATAATTTGTTGCCTCTATTACGTCAATATTTGTACTGCCGCAAAATGGGCAGGGCTTTAATTCATCCATCTATATCACTCCTTCCTTATCTCACGTATCTCTATTTCTACCCTTGGCTTTGCCTTATCTACTCCCCAGGATGTTTCAACCTGTCCTATTACGTTTGTGCTGTCGTCTTTGATTATTCCGGCCTTTACTATCCCATCCAAGAGGAATTTAAGATTTAAGTTGTCTGCATCCCTGCGCCGGTTTGTTGCAAAGTAGTATGTAATCTTTATGTTGGCTTTTTTATAGGGGAATTGCTCCCCTGCTCGAAGTGCGTGCGTCGTCAACAGTGTGTATAGTATGTCATTTTCCCATTGTTTTTTTATCTTTGCTGCTTTAGCCCAGTGCATCCGGCTCCAGACGTTTAAGGAAGGTGGTGTACCTTGTAAGGTGAGTTTAATCATCCCTCCACCTCATTATTCCACGCCCTTATAAGAATGTTTTTTTGTCTATCTCTTTGTTGTTCAGTTATCCCATTTACCCTAGTTTCGCAACACCGGCCACAGGAACACATAATGTAATATCTCGGGTATGGTGTACTGTTTACAATGCCTGCGATTTTAGCAAGTGACGGTGATATTCCTGCCATATACTTGATTTCAACCTCTTTCCCACACTTACAAGGTTTTAGTTTAATCATCCCTCTACCTCCGCTATCTGCTTTAAGGCTTTATTAGCTTTTGCACCGCAATCCATACCTACCTTTTCTGGCACATCACCAACACCAAAGTAATTGTGCCTGTCACCATAAAACTGTAGTGCTTCCTTCGCCTGT